TCGCTCTAGAACATCAAGATATATTGATGAATTACGGCATATATGCGAATGGGTTACTAGTAGAATCATGTTCAGAGCGCAATTTAAGGTATTTATCAAATATGAGAATACTAGGAGAAGAAGATTGTTCCATATCTAAACATGTTGAAAATGTGTTTATCATGAGACATCTAGTAGATACGTATTAAATTTGCAATAAAGACAAATAAACCCAATCAAATAAAATATCTATTTGCATAAAAATATAAGGATATTGTAAGTAGTGATCTAATTACAATATGATTGCAAACAAATATGACCTGATATCAAAAATCGGGGCAGGAGCCTTTGGCGCCATTTACAAGGGTCAGAACATACGGACAGGCGAACCAGTGGCAATTAAAGTAGAACCGCTCAAACACGAAACCAATTTGCTGAAAAACGAGGCAAGAATATATCAATATTTAAAGGGAGGCACCGGTATTCCACAAGTGAAATGGTTCGGCGTCGACGACACAAATAATTACATGGTAATCAATCTGTTGGGCGAATCTCTTCAACACAACATAAATACCTACGGCACATTTTCTCTCTTGAACGCAATTGCGATAGGCGTCCAGATGATAGAACGAATACAATACGTCCACGAATGCGGTCTCATACACAGAGACGTAAAACCCGACAATTTCTTGTTTGGTCTAAACGAACAACGAGACCGATTATATATTATTGATTTTGGATTTTGTAAAAAGTGCAATAATCCACAAACAACAACACCCACAACAACACCCACAACTGCGCCCCCAAAAAAAATGACCTCCATACTAGGAACGCCGAATTACATTAGCATAAGCGTGCATGACTATATTGAACCAAACAAACACGACGATTTAGAGTCGATTTTATACACTATCATGTATCTGTATTATGGCAGGTTGCCTTGGGACACGCCAGGCATTACAAATACTGAAATTCGGAATATGAAACAAGTCCTGTTATATGGCGCAGGCACCGCAACAACAATCCCCAAAATATTCACCCAATTTGCATATATACTTTCCACATACAGAGAGAAGTCAAACGAACCCAACTATAAATCACTATTAGAGTTGCTGAATATGTTCACCAATGCAAAATAAAATGTATGTGCAATATAACAATGCTTAGCCAACTGCAATATTGTGTTAAATGTCTAATCACAAAAACCATTTATTTATACAAATTTAGCGTATTTGCCCTTTACTTGTTAGAAAAAACGATTCTTGGACCTGATACTGACAACAATGACGACAACGACGACGATACAAAGTACTATACTGGCCGAACGCCCCTTGCAGACGACATTGAAAATATTATCATCCCCAAACTAGAATAATGTTGCCAAAATAACATAAAGACACATCATTTATATATGTATATAGCATGTCGTCTTCATCGAACGTTTCATCTTCCGCCCAGCGTACTACCGGTCGTGTAAAGTGGTTTAATAACAAAGCCGGTTATGGGTTTATTACCGCGACTACCGGCGACCAAGCTGGTACCGATGTTTTTGCGCATCATAGTGGTTTGGCCGTGTCCAGCGAACAATACAGATACCTTGTTCAGGGTGAGTATGTAGAGTTTCAGATGAATTCCGTTGAGGGAGGAGCTCACAAGTTTCAGGCAGCCGATGTCAGCGGAATCGGTAGAGGTATGCTCATGTGCGAGACGCGCAGGACATTCCGCGATAATCAGGCTACCGAACAAGAAACTCAGGCTGCTTCAGACAATAACGTCAGCGCAGGAGGCGCCAAGAGAACAACCGCGCGCGGCTCTGGACCACGTGCAGAGGTTTCTACCCCAGTGGTCGAGCCCAAGTCTGGACCTGCGATTGCTCCTAAGCGCACAAGAGCACCTAAGCCTCCTTCGGTTGCGCTTTAAAATTAAAAAACACACCAGATCTAGAAGGAAAGAAGAAAACATAAAAAAGATAGAAAAACAAATGGTAAAAATAGTATTTCGTTAATATGGATATAGTATTATCGAAATATACGTTAGTATGGATATACACCAAAATTCAAATACTTTAGGCCTGGATGAATCTCGACTTGATTTATTAAAAAATGCAAATAGTAAAATAGGATTATCCGACACAAAGATTAAGAATATAGTATTTGTATACACCCCACCCAAAGTTGGTTCAACCACATTAGTATCTTCTATTCGACTTTCGGCCTCATACAAGTTTATGGTTGTGCATGTACATGATGAAGAAATGTTATATGTATTAAATGGCATAACCAATATAACTATTAACGAACTTATAAAATACAACAAGTATATCGGGCGCAATGTATATGTAATTGACGTGTATCGTGAACCGCTTGAACGCAAAATGTCCGAATTTTTTGATAAATTGGCATCGTTTCATTTTAATAACACCGCGGATAAAGTAAATAAATACAACGTCAACAGGTTAATCGCGCGATTTAATAATATATTTACCCACATTGCAACAGGCGACCATTATTTTGATAAAATGACCGAAGTTACCAAACCGGACGTGTTTGACTTTGAAAAAAAATATCTCATTCAAAAAGTATTCGATATTTCTTATATTAAACTAAGATTACGCGATTCGGCGCAATGGGGCAATATCCTAACCAGTATACTTGGAACTGAAATTACTATCATAAATGATTATGAGACGGACAAATCCTCTCTAAAAGATTTATATCAAAGGTTTAAATCCACGTATAAAATTCCTTCTAATTATATAACGCAAATTGAAAATTGCATATATTTTAAATACTATTTATCACACGACGAACAGGCCGCATATATATCCAAATTACGCGCAAAGGAATCAACACAAGTAGTTGGATATTCTCAAAGCGAGTACAAGGTATACATTAATATTTGTTTGGAAAATCAATGGAATACTAGCATAGATACGGCGCATTATCTAGATGAAGGGTGTACATGTCGCGCTTGTAACAAACAACGTCGAATTATTGTGGTAAAAGCGCGTCGTGGTGAACCACCCAAAGAAAAACTCACACACGGCTTTGCAATTCAAAAATGGCGGGTTGCTGACGCAAGTTCTCTTATACAACATCCAAAACCGCCACCCACCCCCGCACCAAATTCTATAGGTAGACGCAAAAAACAGCAACCCAAACCGACCGCTTTGAAACATGGTCTAATGGACAATATACAGGAAGCAAGAGTCAACCGATGGTAATAGGCGCCGTTCGCCGTTATTCGGTTATGATTTGCAACCGAATTTTCTTTTTAAGGGTTTCTTCGTCATTGAACAAATAGATCTTGAATTTATGTTTATCGTAGTTGTTCAAATTATCATGCGATATGATTCGCGAATTCATCTTTAAATCGGGTAAATACACAACATACTGAAACATCCCGTCGTTTCGTTCAATCTTATCAAACAAATATCCGTCATATAATGGTTCAGTTTTTTCCGGATTCTTGGTATATAACTCAAGCATGGAGCAGTCATTTTGCACTTTTCGGATAGACCGCATGGTAGTATTAATATATTCCAGTTCCGACTTCGACGTCCAATGACGATAAAATTCCGCGGCGCCTTCGGAAAGCGTAAGCATGTTATGATTTTGTTGAAATTGAATAATATTCAACAAATCCACTAGACGACGAATCGGACTCGTAATGTGAATATATGCGTCCATATCCAACAATTCATGACGGGTAATCGTCTCGTTTTCTACTAATACTGACGCGTCAATATACTGCCCACCCGAACTATTCCAAATCTTGATAAATTTGCCCACATCTTCGGGCAAGTCGGACGGAACATATACATTTTCGTTTTTCATAATGCTATAGCGAAAAATTCCATTCTTATACGACAACAAATCCTTTGCGCAATGATAATTCATAAACGTCATCAAATAACAGACCACGTCGCGACTATTGCGGACATTTGCAATGTAACGATATATTTTAGATAGTTTGCCTGTTGCATCAAACACGCGTTTATAATTCGCATCATTCAACAATTTGCTCTCTTCATAACAATAATTTTTATATACGTTGATGGTGCAATTGCCGTAACGAATATCTTTCACGTCATTCGTTTCTTTATCAATAACTATGTCCATGACAAACGCAAATCGCACAAACTTTTCACACAGGCTGCACAAATTATCAGACAATATCGTCGGCAACATGGGTCGTTTGCGGTCGGGCAAATATATCGTGGAAACGCGTCTAGAAAAGGAATCCCATAAATTCAAGACGTCTAATGTGATTGTCACGTTGGAAATGTAAATAGACATGACGATTTCAGAATCGGATTCGTTTATGCTGAACCCATCATCGAAATCGACACTATTTGGCGGGTCAATAGTGAAAACACGCCACTTTTCCCCTGTTCTATCTTCAATATTAGAATATTTCTCACGAATGGCCTCAACCGACTTGGTTTCCGTGCCGATTGATTTGCTGGCTTCCTTGGTGAATTTTTGAATAGAGACGTTCAAATTTTTGCAATACAACTGATATTCATAAAAATTGTCCAAGACGTCAACAGGACCCAACACATTCGATAATACGCCTCGTGGATGTTTATCGTCCCATGATAAATAATTAAATGTAACATACATATTCACAAACACCTTGGAAAATCCCATGTGTTTTATTTCATATGGGACCAAAAATGACGGAATCCGCACATCGTCTGGAATGACCTTATACAATAATTTGCCGTTCGCACCATTTGCTCTGCCGTATGTTTTTGAAGTGTTTAACACGAGAATTCCTGGAATAGATTGTGTGGTCCGTACATGAGAGTGTTCTATGGTAACCTGCTTTGTATCAGAGTCCATATTAAAAACGTCGCCAGCAAATAGCTTGTTGACGGCTGGATTTGCCATATCTACCTCAACTGGCTTAAACTCCAGCACGTTATAACATGTCCATCTGGTATAATTTCGGTCATTAATATGTATCTTATACATATTGATGCTATATATAATGGTGCGGCGTCTTTAAGCCCTTTTGGAATATATATTAAGCCGCAGTCGTCTTTAAGCCCTTTTGGAATATATATTAAGCCGTCGGCGTCACATTCAACAACTCAGCTATGCTTGTTCCACCTACCTCTGCTGATTTAGCCTCATCTGATACAGGCGCTGATGCTGCAGTAGGAGGCGATGAGGGTTCGGCCACAACAGGTACAGATATGATTGGCATCGTTTGCACCTTTTTCGCGACTTCTCTCTTGACATTTTGGTTTTGAAGCAAGTACATGATGGTTTTCGGGAGAATTGCGACATTATTCATATACGTTCTATACCGGAAACACGAAACACTTGTATTCTTACCAAATCGGATACTATACCACCAATAAGCGGGTATGAATATCGTTTGACCAACTTGCAATTTTACTTCTAAACATTTTACCTTGTCGAAATCGCTCGCATATAATGACTGCACATTCCAAGCATTAATCGGCGAACGAAACTCGAAATTCTCATAGTCATTTACTGCCGACAAATATTTACTGCTCCTTGGCGGTATCATCTTAATTTCTACATTGCCTTGTGTCACACAATAATAATTACGATAGTTGACATCGTATCTTAGAGGAGTCGTGCCTCCCGCCGTTCCCATCATAATATCATACTCGCAACTCGCCACCATATAGGGTCGTATAAATTCATCATTCGACTGCAAATTTTTAATCACACCGGTTTCGTGTAGAAATTGGCTGTTATTTTCAGAGAAATATGCCTTTGTTTTGTCTTCTTCAAAGAGTTTGACTGCGTGACTTAATTGCAACGGCAAACAAGCATTATCGCCCTCAATATCGTTCGCATCACGAACTTTTACTTCAAAGGCGTGATAATTTGAAGCAATGTAATCTCTACTTGTATATTTCACTATTGCGTCATTATCAAAGCCGAATATTACTGGCTGTCGCATGTCGCATATTTCCTCCATTCTCTCTTTTGAAGAGTCGTCCAACTCATATACTTCTAAATCATCGCTTGTTCGTAATTGAAACATAACATGAAGGTAAATGAACAATACCAGACAAAAAACGAAAAATCCGATTATCATTTCCATTGGTTACTAAAAACATATAATGATTTTTTTATATTTTTACGTATACAAAAGATGTATATGTAAAAATTACCCCCTTACTAATCCTCTTTGACAAATACGATACAATCCAAATCTTCCTGACTCATAACCCTCTTGAAAAAACCATGCATTAATTTGAATAGAATCGACGTATTATATAGATAACATTTCTCTAGACGATTTGTAAATTTGATACGAAATGCATTTGTCATTTCATGTATAAATATCTTGTATTTCTCAAAATCAAAAATAGAAAGAGATTCCGCATTTGCATGTATCTCATATTTTGAATGAGTTAACAATACCTTTTCTACAACATTACAAATATAATCTTGAAGTAGTCGAATATCAATTTTGTGTTTGATTAGTAGCTTGAAATATCTACTATCTATGTGTATATTATTCTCGTGATAATTACACAATTTATGAAATAACCCATGCAAATCTAACGTCCTGTCAACATTTGTGTCAAAAATAGATAATGTGTTTAACGCCATTTGTATATACTATTATATCTATTTTTTTAGGCCGTTTCTCCCTCAACTTGTAAAACCAAATTGTCATCACCTACTTCGCCCGCTTCTTCCTCGAATGTTTCTTCCAACTCAATACCCTCTACATCATCTTGGATTGAAACAGGTGCAACAACGACTTCAGGCACACTTTTTGCCATCATCATACTCATCATTTTTTGGCTCGTTTCCAAGGTAATAGTCTGTAGTTTAAAAATAGTGTCCTTGGCGTCACGTAGCTCGTTGTGTAGATGCGTGTTTCTCTCAATTAACATACTTACTTTTGCATCAAAATCCTTCATGGATACGGCGGCCTTTACACTTCGCTCTAAATCGTCGATGCGACTCACAAGAGATTTAACTATCGTATTATTTACATCGGGTGCGCTAGATGCTGTCCCTGCGGGTATATTTACACCATTCGAGGTTTCCACGCCCATCGCCTGCCACTTCTGTAGAAGAAGCTCCACGCGTCCTAAACGTAGTGTTACTAAAGCAAATGCATCAGATACGGATAACTTGTTCTCGATGGAACTTTGTTGGGGCTGATAAGGTTTCATTTGCGGGTCTCTGTCTCTATCTCTAGCTGCCGCCGCCAACGCCGCCGCTTTTGTCTGCTGCTGCTGCTGTTGTTGTTGTTGCGCCATTTGAGGCTTAAACGCTGATTGGGAAGAAGTTTCGGGTGCGCGTCTTGCACGGGCTGCTGCAACAGATCTGGAACTGCTCATTTACATAATTAAACATATTGTTTTTAAATTTTAGACGCAAGTAATTGATTATTCCACAATAAACAAGTTTTAGCATTAATTTAATTTCTTTTTATAAATCATATGGAAAGTTTA